AATCCATTACTACTATCAATATTGCAGTGTGGTTTGCAAAAAAAGAGGGATTAATTTAATGCAAGATAAATTTAACATAACTCTTGTTCGCTCTCGAATAAAGATTAAACCTTATGCCAAAACTGATGGATCATATTCTGGTCGAACTTGGAGTAATGATATAGGTTTACAGACTATACCTAACACGTTACAAGATATATTCAAGTTGCTTCAAGTACTTCAGTCTAAACCAGATACCTGTATGGTTACGGGTACTGCTGTTGAACCACGAATAGTAAATACAGACAGGACGCTAAAAAACTTTAAAGAAGAACCGATCCATATGCTTATTCTCGACTTAGATAATTATGAATCTGATGTGATTGCCACCAGTAGCAATCTGCATTATGACCAAGCGACACAAGAGACAGATAAATTTATTGAGGAATACTTACCTCCAGAATTTCAAGATGTAACATATATAATACGATTCAGTTCCTCCTTTTTATTTAAAAGTAAAACTCAATTGCGATGTCATATTATCTTCATACTTGAGGAACCACAATATCCAAGAGAAATAGGTATGTGGATTAAACATGATAAGATACCTGCCGACGCTTCTTTCTATTTTAATCTTACTCAACCAATTTTTACTGCGGCGCCTTTATGGAGAAACGGTGTTGATCCTCTTTCTTTACTCGACACCTCTTTTCCTCGTATAGGTATGGTATTAAAACAACACTCTCACGTATCTCATGGATGGCAACCGTACCATATTAAAAGATATGAAAATCCAATTGATATATCAAAACTATCTGCGGCATCAGCTTTACCAGGTAAAATAGGATCGTTTTGTAGAATGACAGATGTAAGAAAAATATTAGCATCGTTAGGTTATGTTCTTGAAAGTGAGAATAGATACCTTGCGCCATCCTCACAAACAGGAGTACCTGGAGCTGTAGTTTTCGATAATGGTTATGTATTCTCACATCATGAAGGTGATCCAGTTAATCAGATAGTAGAAAAGATATATAATTTTAAACGTAGAAGTCTTAATGCTTATGATTTAATGTATGGTTGGGCGAAAGTAAACCAGAAAACTGACCCATCTATCTTCGATGAGTTTGAATTCCTGCTCAGTCAGGCAATAATAAATGACACAGAATACCAGAATGAAGTACAACAAGAATTAGTTAGTAGAACAGACTGGTTAATAGAGGGAGGATATGAAGGTTCGAACAGAATGATAATTGATAGTATAATGACGGATATGCAGAGTTTAGGTATGTCGGAAGTAGTAAGAGATTATATATATAATATAATCATGGTAAAAACAAAACATATCCGGCTACAGGTTCTTCGTAATATGTATAAGAATATCAAAAGAGATCAAGCCTTACATAAAGATTCATTTGATCCTGAAGCCACGCTCAGAAACATGGCAAAGATATTTAAAAGACAAAAAGTATTATACGCCCACCATAAAACATTGGCAGGAGATTTCTGGTGTTATTTTAGTAAAGAAAGATTATGGAAATTATGTAACAGAGCGCAAACTGAAGCGTTTATTTATAACCATATACACGCAACCATCCCGCTAAAGATGGAAGTAGATTACTTCAAGGTAGAAAGACTGATTAAAAATATAATGCGAGAGTCCTGTTTAGCTATAAAAGATTTTGAAAAGGGTGAGGGTTGGGCGTTCAAAGGTGGGAGATATGGAATACTTATGGATAAATTATTTTCGGATAGCCACCAGTGGCAATCTGATAAATCAATACGCACTTTAAAAAAGACAGATAACATATGTAAAGAACTTCCAATCACTTACAAAGAATGGAAAGCAAGTAAAAATGTTCCGCCAAATACCTATGTAGATTTCTTGGTATCATCTTGTGAAGAGGATATATCATCTGTGGAATTAATACGAGAGTTTGGAGGATATGTTTTAGCTGATTCATATCCACTACATAAGATGTTAATACTTGAGGGAGTTCCGGGAAGTGGTAAAAGTATTTTGGCTAAAGTATTACAGCAATGTTTAGGTCGTCAATATCATTCTGCCGTATCTATTAAGGGTTTGGTAAATAGGTTTGGATTAGGTAATCTTCCTGGAAAAAAACTTGTCGTTATGTCAGAAGCAAGAGAAATTGATTTCAATACTCTTACTGCAATCATACCTATCATATTAAAAATAGTTGGCAGAGACTATATTGATACCGAAGCCAAACATAAGTCCTCTTTAACAGAACTATTAGAATGTAAAATATTACTGCTGACGAATAGAATGGTGGTTATGCCTGATGACACCGGCGCACTTGCTCAAAGAATAATGATGGTACGTTTTAATAAATGCTTTAGAGGAACCAAAGATGAGGTATTAGGACTGGATAAAAGAATAACTAATGAGGGACTTGCGAGTATAATTAGATGGCATCTTACGGGATTGGAACAACTAAGTAAACGAAAAGATTTTATAGAACCTAAGTCTGGAATTGCGGCTAAAAAGTTATTAATAGAACAGATTGATCCTCTTAAAACATTTATCGAAACATACTTTAAGATAGATAATAGTACACGTCATGAGTATTGGGTAATACAGAAAGATTTTAATCTGTGTTTCAGAGCCTACTTAAAACGAATAGGTCAGCCGTCAGGTGGAGGTAAGATAAAACATAGAGCATCTATAAGGAATATACAATCATTATTTCCACATGTATCTAAAACTCGTAAGAGAGGAAGTGGTAGTTACGTATGGAAATTAAAGGGCTTAAATCCTATAACAATATTAAATGTAGAATTTGTCGAAGAACTGAGTCTATTAGATGAGGAGGATGATCGTGTGTAAACAAAAATGCATTATAACAAATAAAGCCCAATTATTAGCGGCAGTTGGGTGTGCTTTTGATTTTGAAGGTGATACAGAAATAATACTTAATAGAAAAAGTGGAACAACAAAAATCAAATTGCATCCAATATATTTTAGCAGTCAATTTGAGAAATATCATGAAAGTCTGCCTTATTGGGCAAAACAAAAAAATTATGAAATGCTTAGAAAATTACGAAGCAATATAAGAAAAACACCAGCAAAATGTTTTAAGTAAAGTAAACCCTGGGAAGTTACATCAGTTCCCAGGGTTATCTCTCTGTTACGTATACGTACGTTCCCGGAGAGCATTTGCAAGTCGATGAATACATGCATCTATGTTTCCGCTACCTAAAGGCACATCATCTCTTAATATGATTCCTATATGCAGAGCATCAATAGTATCTGCGATAGTCTCTGATCCATCTGATGAATCTTCAAATTCAAAATCTTTTTGATCCTGATCTACTGAACCAGATATAATAATAAAAGCTGACATTACTTATCACCTCCCTTTATCTTTTCTTTTTATTTCCTCATTTTGTCACATTTTCCAGCGAAACCCACTCCGACAAAGAAAACACTAAGCGCTCCCATAATTGCCTTTACAAGTATTAATGCATCTGGAGAAAGCAAGGATTCAATACCAGTTATAAAATACGTAATGGCTCCAAGACTTGCCCCGATTATCAATTTGTACCCACTTAAAAAATTCATACTATCACCTCCTGTTTGTTAAATTTGGAGTATCCTAACTCGTCACATCCGCAAATCCCCGCAAAACCGCTCGAATACATTTTGCATAAGTCGGCAACTCTTCAGGTGCAAACTGGCTTACGTCTATCTTGATTCCCAGCAAATTGATTAATGATTTAACTGCAAAAATCAAATCTGAATCATCCGGCCACTTTTCCATAACATACTCAAAAGCTGTTTGCAATACATTCGTTTCAAGCAGTTTCTCATTACTCATATCAAGAGCAACTGAAACATACGGCGTGACTTCTGATATAAGATGTGGCCTCTTATTTTTTAGATAAGTTCCCAAATCCCGGCCAAATATGTAGTACTTATCCGTTTCAACTGATGGCTTTATTTGGATAAACGAACAGCTTGTGAAAATAAATGCTATTACCCCTGTCAATAAAACTAAAAATAATCTTCTACTTCTGTACTTCATGATAACCTCCTTTTTTGATTAAAGCGACAATTATTATCGCCAGTATAAGAATCATTGTCAATATTAATTTCCTCATTTAAGAACCTCTTCAAAGTGCCAGAGGTCTTGAAAATCTTGGTCTGTGATTGGTTCGCCATCTCGATCCCAATTTCCGCCCCAACGAATAGGGATACCCAATTTTTCCCCGCAAGTCTGTATCACTCCAGCCAAATAAATGCAATGATACCAGTTATCTGATCTTTTACCATTCACATACGGTGCAGCATCAACAGCATGAGCAAGATCATCCGGCTTTAAAACATTATGTTTGCTGTCAGGCCACTGAACTTTCGATCTATCTATCGCAAACAATCTGTTTTGTCGTGCCTTAGCTCGTCTACCCTCAATGACTGTAATATCAATTAATCCCATCGCAAGCGCTTCATCAAAAACCAATTGCATATTAAAAGAAACAGTAATCAAAGCCCCAAAAGATTTTCGTCCGTAAGAATATTTCATTAGAATAGTCCTTTCGCTATTTTTAAAGCGGCGGAAAAAGATTTACCACCATCAGTTATCAAAACAGATATTAAAAGTGTACCGATCAAAATATATATTCGTCTAAAATTTTTCTTATAATTCTCCTCTCTCGTACACATAGTATTGTAAAGCAACCACAACTTTCTGTTGGTTGTCATTTCTTTGAAATCTTTTTCTGTTACTGTTGCATTCATAACAAACAACTATTCCTTCTTTGTCGCATTAGGATTTGAGCATGTTCTATTACCGTTTATGCTTTTAAAGATACAAGAGTCCCGAAACCGGGATTTCTCTGCGCCCTTAACTTCGCATATTTTTTGGTCATCCCATTTATCGGCGAAGCATCTCATTAAGCCATTTGATGTTGGTTTGCTCATTACATCACCACCTAAAATAGAATACAGCTTTACCTTGCGCAGAATCCCCGGCATCAACTATAGTAAAAGTTAATTCAAAGTCCACAATACGATCACCATAAACCGAACTGTTTAAAGCTGGAACACCCTGTTCAGAATTAATTGTATCTCTATTTGCCCCCTCACCACCGAGAATATCAACACCATACGTGTCAAGTAAAGTAAGATCATAATTATCCGTAGGCGCAGGAGATCCCGGATCAGTTATAAAATGAGCTAAATTTTTACCCAGTATTATTGTCATATTAGCTGCGGAAATAGCTTCACTAACAGCGCCACCAGCACTTGAAGTCCAATTAACCGTTAGTCTTAAAGTCCTTGCATTCTCATCTAACCACGTTATGTATTGAGAAGTAATTGGCATATCGTAATCCTTTCAGATTGCCACCAGTGGCAGTCTCACTGTTTGTAAAATGTTTTTCTTCTTCGTATAAACTTTGCTACCCCCTCTACACCGGCTATAAACTGAGTCGCTAATGAGCCTATTATACTCACAGAAGCTCCACCTACAGCTTGTGTATACATGATAGCGATTGCCAAAGTTCCTATAGAAGTTACCGATCCGCCACCAACATTCTTAGAAGTTTTTTTACTAAGAATACCTGTTGAGGATACTTGACCCGCACCCATACTTTTAGAAGTTTTCTTTACGAGAGTACCGATTATAGTCATAGCATGACCACCAACAGCTTTAATAAATGTCACAACTGTAGTCAATACACTAGTAATTGTCATAGCATGACCACCCACAACTTGTCCAACCACTATAGCCTTGGTCAGTACTCCTATAGAGTTTACTGACCCACTACCAACATCTTTAGAAGTTTTTTTACTGAGAATACCTGTTGATACTATTTGGCCGCTACCGACACCCTTAGAAGTTTTCTTTACAAGAGTACCAATTATGGTCATAGCATAACTACCGACGGCTCTAATAAATGTTGCAACAGTGGTTAATGTACCAGTAATTGTCATAGCATGACCACCAGTATTTTGAGTGAATACGACAGCCTTAGTTAATAATCCTGTGATACTTATAGCATGTCCACCCATAGCAGTAATTGGCGTGGTCTTTTTATTAAGAATACCTGCTATATTCACACTATATCCGCCCATAGCGGTAATTGGTGTAGTCTTTTTACTAAGAATACCTGCGATACTCATACTATGTTCACCCATAAATTTAGAAGTTTTTTTACTAAGAATACCTACCGGCGCTATCGCTCCCTGTCCAGTATTCTGATAGTATGTTGTCCCCTCCGCCGCTTCAGGATGTATTGCAACTACACAAGCAATCCACTGTTCGCTGGTACTTATAGTAAAGGTTCCCGGATTTTCAGAGCTTGCATTAAGTTCTCTGGCTGCTGCACCTACATTACAGCCAGCAGCACCATCAAAATACTCGCTTTGTTGGTCTATACTGTAGCTTGAAGGCCACGCTGTTGCGTAATAATTTCTATCATTTCCTTCACAAGCAATCCATAGATAATCTTTCGCCCCGCCTGTAGGGGTTAAACTTGCCGGATCAGGATTTGCACTATTCCCTGTAGCAACGGTAGAGACTTCCGGCGGATTTGAGCCACTATCATCACCAGTGATTCTGTAGCAAATAGAAGCCGCAGCCTCAAATACCGAAACCGTTACAGTAATTGTTGCTCCCTCAGACCCAGAAGCAATTTTATAACCTATGTGTAATGAAGCGCCAGTGCTATTATCCTCAGAAAATATTTCTGTAAATCCATCCCAGTTACTAACCGTATTATCACCATCCGTAGCAAATATCATTATCAGCAAATCACCTGCTGAAATGTTTGTTGCTAAATTAAGAATGTGATCGTACGCATTATTACCGTTATAAGTTTGCGTATCAGATGTTTGAATCGCAGGAAAAGCCATACTACTCCTACATTACCGTCATACGTCTAATTTTATCAATCATTTCCTGGGGATTATTTGCTGGAGCAACAGCATTATTATTCCAAAGGGATACAAATTCAGACAAAACATTCCGAAAGTTATCCATATCAATTCTTACGACCCCAGCCGGAACTCCCATATTGTTTAAAGTATCAACATCTACATCATCAATAAATTCATACACATGCTCAAGCTTTGTCATAATTCGAATTAATTCTCCTGCCGCTGCTTGCAAATTACCGTAAAATTCATCTTTTGTTGGTTGCTGTAATTCTGTTAGTGCCATTTCATTTCTCCTTCATAAGGCTCTTAATAACTATAGTTATGGTTCCATCCGAATATTTTGAGGTGCATTTGCGCCGGATGGAGATACGTAAGGGTCTGAGGGAAGACCTGCATTCCCCCAAACATTAACCGCTACAGCCGTCCATGTGTAAACCCCTGGGGTTATAGACTGTAAGTCCATTTTTAAAGAACCATCAGGTTCAGCGATGGAAGTACCGACTTGAACGCCATCTCGGTAGACAATATATGACTTAATTTGTTCTACCGTGTTTGGAGCATCGCAAACCAAAAACGGAGCCGCTGATGCTACCCCTGCCAACATTATAAAACCTATCAACATTATTAAAAATCTTTTCATTTTCTATTCTCCATTTTTATTAATAGTAATACCCAACACTTTAACTCAGCTTTTTCCACTTCACTGATTTTCAACTCACTAATTCTTTTTATTAAAGCCCGTTGCTCTATTGTGTACGTGTCTTTTTCCATTTATGCTTCTGCACTAAACTGAATTGTAAAAGTAAATTCGATCTTATCACCGGAGATAACGTTGATTTCACTGAATACTGTACGATCCATCAAAATTCCAACGGTAACAACATTGAAAAGACCATGTTCAGTAATAGCAAATGTACCAGCATAGGTATGGGTAGCAATAGACTTGTACTCGTAAGTCTGCGCACCTTCTTCCTGTGAACCCGTTGTTCTGCTTTCACCACAAGGAGTACCAAGACCAGTATCACCAGGAGCTTCAGCAACTACACCCGTACCAGAATCATGAAACTTATAATCACCAAAGGCCGAGGCTTCCGCAATAAGATTGTCAACAATATCGTTAACAAAAACTGTGGTAACCTTTTTATTAAGAACTTCACGTTTTCCAATTTCTTCATACTTACCCTCAGCGTTTTTGCGAAGATGACGAGCAACTAATTTAGTATGTAGTGTACCTGCAAAACCTACTTTACCACCGCCCATTCTTAACTTACCGCCTTCTGGTACTCTGCCACGTTGAGCCAGTCCATGTTTTAATTTAAACTCCAATTTCTTTGAAGTAAATCGTCTCCTAACATCTTGTATAAAATTACTCATAATCTAATCTCCTTTTTTAGATTGCCACTGGTGGCAATCTGGTTTATTCATTCCGACATGTGAAGTTTCTCGGCCAGAACTTTTGATAGTACATCATTTCCAATTAAATCATCACCTGGCATTATCCAACTTCGGAGGTATTTTTTTGAAACTTCTATGCCCTCGTCAAAGATTCTGGTAATTCGCCTAACTGCAATTTTATCGTCTTCTTCAATTACACGGTCATAGGTTACGATTTCTTCAAGACCAACTCCTGTGGGTTCTTGTTTTTCATCCCCGAAATCAGCTAAAACTTTTGAATCGGTAATAATCGCAACTATTTCTTTTGACTTGTCATCAAAACCATTCATGTTTGTTGTATCTTTTGGGGTGTAAGGATCACCATATTTTTTACTTATACCTTTGTTATCCTTAATGTATTCTTCTACTTGACGAACTTGAAGATTTCCGTTTTCTGTTACGCTGTGATGTAGTGATATTTGTTTTATAAGTGCCATTTAAACCTTCCTTTCATGCTGCAATATAAGTTAAGGAGAGATAAATATTGAAAACTGTATCAACTCTCGCTTCTGTTATCTGTTCCAAAATTCCAGTATCTGTAATAATATGCAACTTGACGTAAGCAACTCCGGGCGAAATCTGAAGAAATGTATTTTCTATTCCTGCATCGCCGTGACCTGCCAACGCAAACGCTGTCATAGAACTATCACCACTCTTTGTTAAATCTGCTGCGACAAAAGGTAAACTAATTCTCAGTTGACCATTTGGGGAATTTTCTTCTGATACATTGAGCTGTCCTTGCACACATACTTCTCTTCCTTTTTTTGTATATGATAATACATCAGAGATAGAATCTAACACATACCCTCCAGAGACTGCACATAATACAGTTGCAGTGTATTCCCCTTCCTCATAATCATCCAAAGTGTTTGGATCTGCACTTGGTATTGCCGTAGCAGGAAAGGCTATTTGGCCGCCAGAAAGAGAAAAATTAGCTAAACTTGTAATATCAGTATTTGCTCCAGAAGCAGCAGCACCTAAAGTATTCCTTGCAGCAGTAGCATGGAGATCATCCAGTAAAATTTCAGCAAAAGCGGATACAGTATATAAACCTAAATCCGTAATATTAAAATTAACTAATTCATTTGAAGTCCAGCGTAAAAAATAATCTTCAACAGGCATAGGTAACTCTAAATTTCCAGGATAAGATACAGCCTGTCTAATAAGACGATCAATTTGTTCTTGTATTTGCTGAATAAGCATAGTTAGCTTATCAAGAGCGATCTCATGATCTTCTGCTGGAAATGACGTTCCCTCTACATAATTACTTTCTTGCTTTAGGTCAACGTTACGTAGGATTGTAAGTGACTCGTCAGACGTAGGAGCGATAATCATAGTTAACTCGCCACCATTTTCATTACCCGCACCTGTAAGAGTATAATGAGTAGTCAG